ATTTCAGAAACTAACAGTGAAGACGTGTTCGTTGTAAATATGGTGTCTTTGGGACAAATGGCATCCAGCTCAGTAAAAACGTCTCGTTTAAGCTGAATGTTTTCAGGCACAGACTCGCTGATTAAGTCGGCGTTTTGTACCGCCTCTTCAAGATTGTTTGTGTAAATGATTTTACTTAAGCCATGCTCTGCAGATGCTTGTTCGACCGCGCCTAATTTTATTGCTCCGCGCATTAATCCCTTCTGGCGTAGCTGACAGCTATCAAGCATGTCTTGATTGATGTCATAGACAATGACGTTATAGCCAGCTGCTGCAGTAATTAGGGAATTCCAAGCGCCTATGGTGCCTGCGCCAATAAAACACACTGATTGAATTTCAGGAATCATAAGGTTTATTTTTATTTTCGGTTTGATCTAAAGCATAACAGTAGGCTGATTTTGGGTAAATTAGATTCATATCCTTGGGAATGCGTTGTTTTTATAGGCGTAAATGAATATTAAGAATAATTTGAATGAGTATTATTATTTCTAATAAATAGGCATTATCAATGTTTATATTGGTGGGATATGGGACAGTTAATTCAAAATTAAAACTGAGATATTTTTGAAAATATCGTTAGAATATGCGGTTTTATCATCAAAGCGTGAACGGATGTGGCTTACAACAAGACCATCAAAGCTTAAGAGAATTAAATGAGCGAATTTACACCTACTTATTTTCTGAATGAGTTATTAGATGTGGACCCTATGGGAGATGACACATTTGTCGGTCATAGGGTGGCGTCATCTCAGGGGCGTGTATTTGGTGGGCAAGTATTGGCTCAGGCATTAATGGCGGCGACTAAAACTGTCGATGAGTCTAAAAAAGTACATTCTTGCCATAATTATTTTATCCGCCCCGGCGATTGTGATTTCCCCATTGAGTTTGAGGTGTATCGTGACTTAGATGGGCGCAGTTTTAGTAATCGGCGTGTAGTGGCGAAACAAAAAGGCAAACCAATATTCAGTTTAATTGCGTCGTTTCAGTCATTAGAGGCTGGCTATGAACATCAAATGGAGATGCCAAATGTTATTGGGCCGGATGAGCTCCTCAATGAAAATGAACTGGCGTTGAAATATCAAGCCGACATGCCGGACAAGTTGTTTGATGCGCTTAACCGATATCGAACCATCGAATTAAAACCTATAGATGAAAAAGCTCACTTTTTAAGAAGTACTCAAAGTAGTGAGCAAGCTGCTTGGATCCGTGCTCGTGAAGACCTACCAGACAACCAAGAAATGCATCGCGGTGTTTTGGCCTATGCCACAGATTTAACATTACTCAGTACTTGTGCTCGCCCCCATGAATTAGTCTGGTGGGACACACATTTATCCACGGCGAGCATTGACCATGCGCTGTGGTTTCACAGTCAAAATATCGATATGAATGAATGGCACCTATATGTGATGGATACACCGTGGTCCGGAGGAGGGCGCGGGCTAAACCGAGGAAGCATATTCAGCCAAGATGGACATTTAGTAGCATCTGTGGCGCAAGAAGGTTTGATTCGAATTAAACAAGATTAAACTAGAGCAAATCGCTCACGAACATCAAAGGAAATAATATGACGTATCAAGATTTAGAAGGCAAAGTAGCCTTAGTGACAGGTGGTAGCTTCGGTATTGGCCGCTCGACAGTCCTTGCCTATGTAAATAATAAGGCACGCGTTGCAATTGCTGATATCAATCTAGAAGCAGCACAAGCTTTAGCTGAAGAAGTAAATGCGCAAGGTGGTGAAGCACTGGCTATCCAGGCGGATGTTTCAAAAGCCGCTGACGTTGAAGCAATGGTTACTAAAACGGTTGAACATTTTGGACGCATTGATATCGCTTTCAATAATGCAGGTATTGATTTAGCCCACGCACCATTAGCCGCTGCAGAAGAGTCAGATTTTGATGCAATGATGAACGTCAATGTTAAAGGTGTTTGGCTGTGTATGAAGTATGAAATTCAACAAATGCTTCAACAAGGTGGCGGTGTGATCGTGAACACGGCATCCATTGGTGGTGTATTGGCTGCGCCGATGATGGGGATCTATGGTGCAACTAAGCATGCTGTTATCGGGTTAACTAAAACCGCAGCTGTAGAATACGGTCGTAAAGGTATTCGTACCAATGCAGTTTTACCTGCTGTTATCAATACTGAAATGACGGCTAAGGTCTATGAAATGGACCCATCTATGGAGAAAAAATCTGTTCGCGCACATCCAATTGGTCGTATTGGTGAGCCTGAAGAAATTGCAAATGGCGTCATGTTTTTAAGCTCTGATGCCTCTTCTTTTATGCTGGGCCATCAAATGCTACTGGATGGTGGTTTTACCGCACTTTAGTACACTTGACCCCGCTCTCTGCGGGGTCATTTCCATCATCTTCTATTTCTAAATCTTCCATATCAAATGGAACACCATCAGGAATAGTGGCTTCTTCTGCATTTCCCATCTGACCCATTTCTTCCATGCGCTGTAAACCCATTTTAGCCTCATCGCGCAATGCCATAATTTTATCCAACCCATGATAACGAACTACATCTGCGGGAAGAACAAACTCACCTTCACTAAGTTGTGCAGGAATATCGTCTCTAACTTCTTCTTGCAAAGAACCTGTGGGAACTTCGTTACCAGATACAGGGTCTACTGTACCACCCTCATCCAGCATCCCGCCTTCTTGGAATAAGTCCATTTGTTTCTCAAGAGCCATTGATTTCATCCCTTAAATACTTAAGTTTACGTAATGCAGAGACAGCACCCTGTGCGCGATACATTGCTACTGTATTATCTGCTTGTTCTAGTGTCTTGTACTGATGCTCAATCGTTGCGTCAATATAATCACTGAACGCTTGCCATTGGCGGTTGTTGCTGACCATTGGCTTCAACTTGCTGAGTATTTCCTTGTCCATTTGCACTAAATCCTTGTTCGCCCGGTTGTGGAACTTGTCCAGTTCCTACTGTAGCACCGCCAGCACCTGTTGGGTCCATTGCATCTGCACCTGCTGGTGCGCCTTGTTGCTCTTGTTGAGCAGCTTGCATACCCTTCATAATCTCTGCTTGAATAGCGGCATCATTCATATTGTTGGTTACTTTGTCGGGGTCAAGGTCCATTGACTTTGCAATCTCACGAATAATGTAAGGAAACTTAGCAAATGGAGCAAGTGCTGGGTTGCTTGCAATTTTAATAAACTGCATAAGTCTTTGGCTGCGCACTTCATTAGCCATCAGACTTTCTGTTCCACGTGCTTTAACTTCCAAGTCTCCTTTGATTTCAGGGTCAAAGTCAAACTGCATGTTAAAGCGAAACAGTCCTTCGCCAAGTGGACGAAGAAGATAGTCATCTACATTTTTAATAACATTTTTAATAGAACCTTGTGCAGCACCCATCAGCATTGAGATACCGCTGGCTGTGCGACCTACGCCACTAACGCCTGTCTGTCCATGCGCAAATGATGGAAAGCCTGTGCTTTCATCTGCAAGCACACGAGCCTTGTCAAACATCATCATGTTTTCGCTGGACACGTTAGGATACTTTGTACCAAAGATAGCCTGACCCGGTGCGCCACCTTGTCTGCGGAACACCTTGCCCGGATACACAGACAAGTCTTGTCCCGGCACTAGGTTAGTTTCATCAACTTCAATAAGCAAGTTACCTGACAGAACTGCGTTGTCAACAGCCATACGCATAAAGCCGTTCATCAACGTCTGTGTATCATCCATGTTTTCAGCAATGCCAATACCAAAGAATGAGTATGGATTCAGTTCATATGGAGCAGCATGATATGGAATACGTGCTGGCTTAAACGGATTAAGAACCATACGAATTAATTTGTTATTACAAATCCAAATGTTTGCTTGAAGTTCATCAAAGTCATCAAAGTCGCTTGGAATTTCTACGCCTTGTTCTTTGAGCATTTCAGTATCAACCATACCCCAATACTCAAGTACCTCAAAGCGGTCAATGCCATGCTCTGGTGCGTAGTCTTCTAAATCATCTTCCCAATACTTCTTATCGTAGTTTTCGCCCATCTGAATTGCTTCATCAATGACTTGACTACGGAAGTAAGGACGTTTCTTTAATGCACGAAGTTGTGTGCGAGACATTTTATGACGCTCAATCACAAACTGTGCTTCATCCATATTATTGGCATCTGGGTCTGGATAAAAGTTCCAAACAGAAACATGTGACACCTGTGGCACAGTTTTCATTGTTGGGTCATACTCGCCATCTTCGTTCCAGTTAGGATACTCTTTGTCTACAGCAAATGGACCTTTCATTACACCAGTGCCAAACAGTGCCATTTCAAAAGCAGTGCTGCGCAGATATTTATTTGCACTAGACTCCTGCAGTTGGTCTTGGATTTTCTTTTCCATTTTCTTTGCAGAAATTTCAGCAGGACTAAACGTAACTGCTGTGGGTGTAGTACCCGGACCTTTTTGCAATTTATCTTGAACAGGCTGAAGTTTTTCTTTTAATGCACCAAGTCTATCCATCAAAGTTCTGGCAGTAGCACCGGGAGGCAAATCTTGACCATCACCTTTGTAACCGTATGGACTTTCTAATTGTTGTCGTACTTCAGGAGTTAACTGAGGGTCAAAACTTACATCCGCCTCAACGCCTTCTGGCAATTCAGTTGGGTCAATAGTGATTGGAAATTTATTGCCAGCAAACAGTACATCTACAATCTGACCATAAGCAGCAAGTGTTTTAGTCTTTGTAACTTTAATAAACACACGAGACTTTTCTGCTTCAGTAAACTGAACGTCAGGTCCATACAAACCACGATAATTACGATATGCTTTTAACCAACGCTCTTCATCTTGATAGCGATAGTCTTCTGCGCGAGTATATTTTTCAAGAATAAAGGGGACAATACCCGATACATCAGCATCGTCAATAACAGAATCTTCTGTATCTTCCAGAGCGATAGCATCGTCTTCCATCATAATTTCATCGTCTGCCATTTATTTTTCCTCAATATCCAAAGGTGCTGTCTGCAACTCGCATACCACCACCGGGTCTACCCATAGGGTCGTAATCAAATATACTGAACCTTGGTCTTGACATTATACCATATCTTAGCGCATCATACAAGTGGTCTTCAGACGTTGTATCAATGTCTTCAGGGTTTTTCTTGTCGATGGGTAACGCCGGGAGTTGTGAAATAAGATTGGTGCAATTGCTAAAGATAACAAGTCTTGGTTCCTCTGTATATTCGTCTACCTGTAGTCTACGGTGTATTTCGTTTTTACCTGCTACGCGACTGCCTCTACTTCTGTCTGATGGTCGCCAGCGGCATCCTTTCTGTATCATTTGTTCAGCCAAGCTAGGACCAGTATCGCCGCGCTTATGCCAAAGAGAACTATCAAGAACACCATACTTAATATTGCCATCGCCTGATTCGAGTTCCAAAATTTGGTCTGCCAAATCCGTTGCCAACACTTTTGACACATAGTGTTCACGATAGACAATAAGCTGTTCAGCAGGACTAATAGCAAACCACAAAACGCCAGAGTAGCTACCGTAGCCATAATCACAAGCCCTAAACTTAACCCAATTGCTAGGAATGGGGAAAGGCTCAATAACGTGAATATCACGATTAAACTCTGTAAAGGCCGCACCTTCTTTAATATCCCAATCGCCCTCTAACAGCTGCCTTCGTTGCTGTTCAGGGAGTGAAAGAAGCATTGCTTCATAGTCACCTGCAGTTGACAGGTATGGGTTGTCTGATAATCGAGCAGGGATAAATCTCCTTTTGAAGAGAGGCTTACCAGCTTTCTCGTGTCCTGCTGGATAGCGTAAGACTTCTCCAGTTTCTACATCAGTCGCATCAAATGCTTTATTGTAAGGTGCTGGGTCAATGAACATCTTCTTAACCCAATGATGCCCTCTGCCACCGGGGTTGGTGGTTGCCCTCATAAAGATAGGCAAATCAGGGGCAGTGGACCGTAGACGACTTCGCATGTAGTTCCATGCATATGGTGTGGCCCATTGTGTCAGTTCGTCAAAGCCTATCCAACTAAATGCCAGACCCTGATAACGCAAGACATCATCATCTCTGTCGAGATATGACATCCACAACCTTGCGCCAGATGGCGCGGTCCACTGCATCTTTCTTTCTGACCACTTTATTCCGGGCCAGATTTTGGGATACAATTCCTGCGATTTAAATATCAGTTCCCGCAACTCTTCCGTTGTGTGTCGGAGTAGCAGTCCACTGAAAGCAGGATGCCCCATGTATCGTAGAGGGTCTGCAAGCATGGCATAAGACTTACCACCACCTGCTGAACCACCATACAGTACCTCACGTTCACTCGCAGCCAAGAAGTCGGTCTGTGGACCGGGGTTAGGCTTAAACAGTACGTTGGCGTGTTCCTCTACTGATTCTGTTTCGTATTCAACCTCTGCAATCTCAACCTTGGGCTTTTGCACCCGTTCTTTGGTTTTGGATTTCTTCCGCTTTGGCAATTGCCGTTTGCGCATATTCTGCCCACTTGCGGAGGCTTGCAGCTTGGTTCTTACGCTGTCGCTCATTCTGTAACCGTTTCCTTAATCCCACATGAGATATGTATCTGCCAGTTTGTGTACTCAACCAGTTCGCTACTTCACGATACGAGTATTGATTAACATGCTGTCTGGCTTTCTCCAATAAATCTAGTTCAGTTAATATGGGGTCAAGTATGTCGGGGTCATCTTCATTTTGCTTATAGCCAAATGGCACAGTCCTTGCAATGCGAGGTATCTGTACCCATTCGTCTTGTTCTTTAATATCTGTCGGCTGTGGTAACTTCCACTTACCTACGCTGCGTGTCATTTTTTTCTTACCATGCCGCCTTTTTTAAATTGTTTATTTCGGATGGTTTCATTTTGTTGCTGAAGTTGTTTAAGTTTTTTAACTGATGCTTTATTAGGAAACTTTTCTTTGTATGCATTTACACGCATACCTGCTGCCTTTGCTTCATTTCTAATAACTTCTTGCTGCCGTGTTAATGCTTTTACAGATGCAGCATGATGATGCCGTGCTTTTTCAGCGGACTCTTTAATAGTTGATGGATTTTTTGGTAATGGTTTTTTTCTTACTCGTGGTTTTGCTTTACCCATTACTTTACTTACTATTTTACTTGCGGCTCCCATTACTCATCCTCCTCTACAGCGGCTTTAGGTGGCATAAGCATAACACCGCCTGTCGCTTCTACTTGCACTTTCTCTGTCTTAATCAAACCTGTGCGGTCAAGCAGTTCTTTAGCAGCAGACATCTTATCACGAATACCAAGTTCAGTCGGGTCATACAGTGCGCCAGTCATAGCCATAGCAGCCTTTGGTGCATTACGTGCCATATACATTTGCGTGGCTTCAAGAATCTCTTCTTTCAGACCACGAACAATTTCAGTTGTTGACGTTGATTCTGCATAGCCAGCCAGTTTCTTCGCGGCAACCACATCGCCACCCGCCTCTTCAAAGAGTACGTTCAGAAACTTTTGCTGGCGTTCATTTAACTGTCTAGCCATTTTCTCTCTTCTTCTGTGTAAGGAAACATTTTACTTGCCTTTGTTTTGGCAACCGCCGACTGCTTTACAGTTAGCAGGAGTAGGACAACCCTTACATGGTTTAAACTTCTTATCCATTACATCTCTCCAGTGTGCATAGCATGTGCTAATTTTGTACTACGTGATTTTACCTGATTTGCCCACCTGCTGTCAAGCATTTCTTTTGCTGCAGTAGGAAAATCATTTTCGTGAACCGCTGCCCACATCTTTTTAAACTTGCAAAGCCGTGGCACACCCATATTAAATGCCATATCTATCAATACAAGTTGACGTACAGCGTCTAACCTGTCAACGCAAGGGTGCGCACGTAACAGTTCATCCTCGACAATTTGCACGTCATTCTCTGCTAGATAGACCGCATCAACTTCATTAATCCCATACTCATAGATATGTCCCATAGTAGGGATGTCCATTGCATCAAGTTCTTCTTTGCTGATACCACGGTCTTCTAGGTTTCGTCCGATACCAATTGTATCAATACCTAAACTATCTTTATACACTTGAAGAACCATGCCTTCGTGTTCGATAAGTTTCTCAACCAGTTTAGTTTTATCGTACTTCATTGTAAATTTAACTTTTTATGTTTGATTTGCTAGGATGTTTGCCTTCGTGGTTCATCCACACAGCGAATGCCCCTGTCATTGCGCCAGTTACCACAGATACTAAACCAGCCTGTGCTGCACTGGGTTCTGGTAAGGACATGAACCACTCGACTACACGCCAACTCATAAGCGTCATTATGAGCATCATA